AAGGAGGCATACACTGCGCTTCTTCAATTGGTTCTTAATGAGGAGTACGGTGATATTACTGACGTAGTAGACGGAACTGACCTGACGCTACAATATGGAAAGCCACCTGGAGCAACTTATCCGAAGACTGCACTCACACCTCGGCGCCGTATCGGCCCGTTATGTGATGAAAATCTCGGAGGAGAAGACAAGTGTGCTGAATTGCTCGAATCTGTTCCAGATTTCGATACTATTTTCGTGCGTAAGTCGCCAGAAGACATGGAGCAAATTTTTAACGGATTTGTTTCGAGCCTGAACGGCACATCCGTCGAAGATACAGACATTGAGGTGGAGACAACTGGAAATGCAGTTGACCAAGCCTTCAGTGATCTTGTGGGGTAGTTAATGCCCAAAACCACAGGAAGGCATGGGTTTATGGATGCCTTGCCCCATTTCAAAACGGGGTTAATAAAGGAGAAAACCATGGGAGCCATGGAATTGTTAAAGAAGTCAACAGGAGTTCTACGTGACCTCACCGAAGCAGGTATTTCATTACTTGGTCTAGGTGTCGTTGCTCAAATTCTTTTTGGCGCAACTGTTCCCTTCCTCAAGGTTGACGTTGTAGGTTCAATTGTGGATCTAACGAATCAGCTTGGTAGCGAGGGTCTTGTTGGCCTTGTAGCTGTTGGTGTGCTAGCGCATGTCTTAACACGCAAGGAATAAGATAAGAGTCTGCCCGAAGGGTATACTTTAACAACCGCTGGCAGACCGGTCATAGTCTGCCGCACTTTTACACAGGACAATATAATGGCAAGATCAAAGAAAGAAAACCGAGCAGGCAAGCTATCCGCTGCCGACTTGAGATCCCGACTAAACAAGAAGGCTGGGATCAACGTAGCCCATGATCTAAAAGAGGATAACCCAACAGAAGTAAAAGATTGGATCCCAACCGGCTCACGCTGGCTAGACTCAATCATCTGCCGTGGACAACTAGCAGGAATCCCTGTGGGCAAAGTTGTTGAGATTGCAGGACTTGAAGCAACGGGCAAATCTTTTATGGCTTGTCAAATTGCAGCCAATGCTCAGAAGAAGGGCATCCGTGCAGTTTACTTTGATTCTGAATCTGCTATGAGTCCAGAGTTCTTGGAAAAGGGTGGAGTAGACTTAACAGACTTCATCTATGTACAAGCAACCTCTGTAGAACAAGTCTTGGAGAGCATCGAAGAGCTACTAGGAACAGGAGAACAGTTTCTTTTCATCTGGGACTCGCTAGCCCTAACTCCAGCTATCAGCGATGTAGAGGGCGACTTTAATCCTCAATCATCAATGGCTGTGAAGGCTCGTATTCTAGCAAAGGCGATGTCAAAGTTGACAATCCCCATTGCAAATTCAAATTCAACCCTGCTAATCTTAAACCAACTTAAGACTAATATCACCCGCTCGCCTTCCGAGGCACTCACCCGTCCCTATGTTACCCCTGGCGGCAAGGCTCTCATCTATGCCTATTCATTACGAATTTGGCTAACAGGTCGCAGAGCTAAGTCGTCAAGGGTACTAGACGAGAATGGGTTCCAGATTGGCTCAGAGGTCAAAGTTAGGATTGAGAAATCTAGGTTCGGAACACAGAACAGGGCCTGCAACTTTAGAATTCTGTGGGGAGCAGAAGTTGGGATTCAAGATGACGAAAGCCTCTTGGATGCAGTTAAGCATACCGACTCGATTGAACAGTCCGGCGCTTGGTATAGCCTAATCTTTGCTGATGGAACCAAAGAAAAGTTCCAAGGACGCACATGGACCGAGAAGCTGAAAATTCCAGCTTTCCGACAAAGAGTTTACGACATAATGGATGAAGAGATTATATACAAATTTGATCGCCGTGAAGGTAGCGCATCATCCTTCTACGATGATGACGACACGGCACCAGAACCCCAAGTTGAAATTGAGATTGGGTAATGGAAATCACAGCGCGACATCGGAGGTATCTTTCGCTGGCTGCAAAGGTAGCTAGCAAGAACAAAACCTATGTCCAACAAAGACATGGCGCTGTCCTGGTCAAAGGGGGCAGCGTCATTTCTTTCTCTAATAATGAGAACCAACTTAAGCAATGGGTAGCAAGGTTTCGTCGTAGAGATCGAGGCATAGCTACGAAACACGCAGAAGTTGGATGCATTCATAACATTGATAGAAGCAAAACTACAGGATCAACCCTGTATGTCGCAAGAGTCAATAATCAAGGCGAGTTTCGTCTTTCAGAACCATGCCCCATGTGTCAGAGGGCCCTTAAAAATGCTGGCATCAAAAAAGTTTATTATACAATTAGCGAAGAAGAAATGGGAGTTATAAAACTATGAAAAGAGTAATGATAGTAGATTCAACAAATATATATTTTCGGTCCTACTTGGTAGATCCCAGCATGTCCGACAACGGACCACCAATCGGGGGATACAAGGGCTTCATTAAAAGTCTTCAGAAGCTTTGTAGAGAAATCTGTCCAGATGAGATCGTTCTTATTTGGGATGGTGAAGGCGGTTCACAAAAGCGCAGGAAAATTAATAAGAACTACAAACAAGGTCGTAAGCCATTGCGGTTTAATCGACCTTCAGTTAATTTGACTCCAGAGCAATTGGAAAAAAATATGATCTGGCAAAGAGTTCAACTGGCCGAACTTTTGGACTCTACTCCCACTATCAATCTCATGCTAGACAATATCGAGGCTGATGACGTTATTGCATATGCTGCGAGACACCAAATTTATGAAGATTATCAGAAAGTTATTGTATCGTCAGATAAGGACTTCTTTCAGCTTTGTAATGACACTACGGTAGTCTACAGACCCCCACCAACTAAGAATTCTCCTCCGGTAGTTGTTACTCAGAAAACAATTATTGAAGAATATGGAATCCACCCAAGAAACTTTGCTTTAGCTCGCGCCGTAGACGGAGATAAGTCGGATAATCTAGTTGGAGTAAAGGGAGTTGGCTTAGGCACTATTCAAAAGAGGTTTTCATTCTTCTCAGAGGATAGAGATGTCCTATTTGAAGACTTATATACAGCTTGCGAGCAAGAAGAGAATCCACTGAAGGCTCATCACAACATTTTAGAGAGCAAGGAACTAATCGAGGAGAACTATACCATCATGCAACTTTATTCTCCAGCGATGTCCGTCCAGGCAAAACAAAAGATTGATTACGCCCTTGAAGAATTCGCTCCAGAATTTAATAAAACAGAAATGCTATTAATGATGCATAACGACGGTTTCGGACAACTCAACTTAAACGAGTTATTCGCCGTTTTTAAAAATATTGTACAAAAAAGCAAATAATATGTTGATTTATATCACCTAGCGTGTTATACTATATATCTCACTGGAGAATTTAATGAGTACCACCAAAAGAGACGACTTCAGCCGTTTCGGTAAAGAATTTCAAGAGTCTCTTTGTCATCTCATTTTAATAGATCGCCCGTTCGCTGATCAAATGTTCGAAGTTCTAGATATGAACTTCTTCGAACAAAAATATCTCCAGGCCTTCATTTCTCTCATCCAATTATACCGCGAGGAGTTCAAAACACAGCCTAGCGATAGTGTGATGAAATCGCTGATCAGAACAAAACTCAGCAATCAATCAGATACGATCAAAAAACAAATTAGAGACTTTTACGCCAGGATCTCACGTTTTGAAAATGATGATGCTGAATACGTCAAAAAAACCGCCTTAGATTTTTGCAAAAAACAAAAACTTAAAGAGGCGATGTTAAAGTCGATTCCTCTGCTGGAGGAGTCCTCTTTTGAAGAAGTTGTCAGTATTATTACCAGCGCCGCCAACCTGGGCATTGATAGCGACTATGGACACGACTTCATCCTAGACTTTGAGAAAAGGTTCGAGGTTAAAAGTAGAAATCCGATAACGACAGGCTGGGATGAAATTGATAAAATAACCCAAGGAGGCTTCGGCCAAGGGGAACTAGCAGTTGTGATTGCTGCAACAGGCGGCGGAAAAAGCCAATGCCTCGTCCATGTAGCAACTCAAGCCATTAAGGAGGGCAAGAACGTTGTATATTATACTTTAGAATTAGCGGACACAGTAGTTGGCGCCCGCTTTGATTCTTGCTTGACCGGAGTGCTGCTTAGGGACAGGTGGACATTTAAAGAACAAATTTATGAAAGAATTCAAGAAGATGATTTGGGCAGACTAATTATTAAAGAGTACCCAACAAAGAGCGCTTCGGTGGAAACGATTAAAGCACATCTGGATAAGCTTTCTAGAAAAAAGATAAAACCAGATATGATCATTGTAGATTATGCAGATTTACTGACTCAAAGGATAAATCTCAAAGAAAGGCGCCATCAGTTGGAATCTACTTATGAGGAGTTACGAGCACTGGCACAGATTAATAAATGCACCGTAGTGACGGCCTCTCAGACAAATAGGAGCGGCGTTAATTCTGACTTAATCACAATGGAGGTTATTTCAGAAGCATTTAACAAGTGTTTCGTCGCAGACTTCATTTTCTCTATTTCGAGAACCCTAGAAGAGAAAGAAATCAATTCGGGGAAATTCTATATTGCGAAAAATAGAAACGGACCAGACGGAATTATATATCCAGCTATTATTGACTACTCCAAAGTATACATCGACATTCGCCCCTCTACAGGCGAAAGTATTGGAGATGTCCAAGACAACGCG